CAATAGTATTTCGTCTTTCTACGTCGTTGGATGTAATGTTAGATTCTTTGCCGTCTAGAGCAAATAATTCTTTGAAGTGGACAATAAAGTATCTGCCTTGCTTATGTAAGATATGGCAAGACTGATATAACTTTTTGTCTTTGCGGGAAGCGATACCGATACGAGTTAGAGTTTCTCTAACCTTTAGGAAATTGTCTGGCTCTGGTAGGGTCACTTCTAACATGGACTCTGGAGTCCAATCGTAATAAACCATTTCAACACTCATGATTTTCCACCTTTGTATAATTTTTCTTCTAGTTCTTTCAGTTGTTCATCTGTAAGTATGCTCATAGCAACTTTCGCTTTTTCATCAGAATACTTAAAATATTCCTTCACCAAGGAGAAGTGTTTACCTAGTTTTTCCTTTTCGTTCCACTTTGAGAAACGCTTCTTCTTAACGATACTATTTAGTAAAAATGAAAATTGCCAGTCTGGTGGAATCTGAGAGTATTGGTTCATCACGTTGGCATATGCTACTGTATCTACAAAGTAGGACAAGCCTCTGTTAATAATGAACGCACTCTTTTTATAGTCCTTGGAAGCCAAAGAATCCTTCTTTAGCAAGTCCTCCTTCGTATAGGATATCGCATTAATAAAGTCAAACGGTGTCATGATAAATTCTCAAGTTTCTCTTTTTCTACAATGAACTTGGTGTTCGGGAATCTCCCAACCATGGCGGTGAGCAGACTATCTTTGTCTGGACCTTGAGCGATAAATTCGTCGGTATCGTAGTTGTAGGCAAAGAGGAACCCTTGTTCCTTTTCAAAATAAATTCGAACGATATCCTCACCATCTTCTTCGTCCTCCATTCGACTTATCATTTTATTCACTTCATTTTTTGCATATACCTCTCGAGCTACCCAGCCCATTCTAAAGCAAACATACATTGCTAATGTAATGAGTAATATGTCTAAGATGTTCATTTGAATTTACAGTTTACCATTAGTTCAGTCAACGCTGCCATCATATTTATTTCCTGGTCAGCAACGAAAGCAGACTTGTATTGATAGTCTGCTAGGGTAACAACTAGCTGAGGGATTGAAGATGGATCCATAATCTCAGACGCTTTGTCATATAGATTACGGAAGATATGAGCAGTTCCCATATCTGCGTTTTTGCCAACCCAACGGCGAATGTCTGTATACTTCTTGGTCTTTAAAAGTTCAACGAGTTCTTTAAAAGACTCATCGCTGACATTAAGAAGAATACCAGAATCAATTTTACCTGAGACAGAGTAGCGCTGAAGTTCATTCAGTGTTCTACGGAAGTCTGGGAAGTGTTTAGTTACAAGTTCAGCTACGACTTTAGAGTCAAACTCAACCTGCTCAAATGAAAGAATATCTGCGATACGACGATAGAACGCAGCAGCAATCTTCGGCTTCTCTCCATTGTCAATCTTGAAGTCAACATTAATACAACGAGATTGCAACGCATCAAGAAGTCGATGCTTAAAATTACAAGTGAAGATAAAGCGACAATTACCTGCGAACTCTTCAATGAACGCACGCAGCGCAGGTTGAACTGAATCAGCATTCATATAATCTGCTTCATCAATAATAACAACCTTCTTTGCATCAGTCAATGAAACAGTTGATGCAAAAGACTTAATAACAGTTCGGAGTGTGTCGATAGAACGACCTTCGTCCGAACCGTTAATCATTAAATACTCTGCGCCAACTTCGTCACATAGTGCTTTTGCTACAGTTGTTTTACCTACACCAGCAGTTCCGCTGAAAATAAAATTAGGAAGTTCACCACTAGCGATGAACTCCTTAAAAGTTTTCTTCAGAGATTCTGGTAAAATACAATCATCAATTTTCTGCGGACGATACTTCTCCACCCACAAATAGTGTTCCATAATATAGACTCCTGAAAGGATTATTCAAATGTAGAATCAGCTTCAACAGCAACAAAGTAAACTAGATCGGAACCAGATGCCTGGAAACGACTGATCTTCTTATTAGAAATAGAAACGGTATATGCGCCAGGAATCATTTTAAGGTTATCAACTTTCAAGTTGACTTTGAAAGTTTTGTCTGTATCAGCAAGCGCAACCTCATACGCATTTGCTGCGGCATTCTTTTTATCAGCAACAACGATCTTCATCTTAGAGCCATCGCCAACTACGCTTACGTCAGCAGAGTGCAAGACAGAAGCAGTTCGTTGAATCATAGCAAGAGTAGATGCGTCGAGATTAAAAGTAATATCCTCAGACGGCAATTGAATCTGCTTAGCAGGTGGAACGGTCAATGTTCCAACATCAGCAGCATAATAACGAATGGAATTATTTCCTTGCTTGATACGAACAGACTTCTCAGAAAACTCTAAGTCTGGATCTTCAAACAACGAAAGTGCACCAAGGAATTCGTTTAGATCATAGATGGCAAACTCACTATCAAAAGTCTCAGGAACTGTAACAGATGCCATTACATTTTTCTGAGCAGAGATAGTTGAGAGTTTAGAACCTTCTTTGATTAAAAGATTTCCATTAATGGATGCGAAGTTCTTTAGAACTCCGACTGTTTCTTTAGATAACTTCATGGTTTCTCCTATCAAATAAACACATAACTATGTATATGAATTATACCCCATTTCTGGGGTATAGTCAAATTATTTTTGCATCATTAGAGCATTGAAGTTAGCAGGCACAACGATAGTTTGTACTCGACCATTCTTAATACCCTCAGAGATGTTCAGCGCAGCTTGTGCTTGCATAAAAGCAATAGAGCTTTGGCTGTTGTTTGCTAGAGCAGCCATACGTTCGGCTTCTTTCTTAGCAGTTTGTACTTCAACTTCCTTTTGCTTATACTCATTCTTAGCACGAACAAGAGCATTAGCAGATTCAACAACGCTGTCAGCTGGGACTACGTTACGAATTAGGACTTGGCTGATAGTGATAGATCCATCAAGTTTTTCTTCAGCAAGATTCTTTTGGATTTCTTCACGGATTTGATTCTCCATGTTCTCACGATTGTCTGCCATATCAAGTGCTTCATAGCGACGAGCAGCTTTGTAAATTGCATTACGAGCATTCTGAACAACGTAGTTATACATTACGTAAGTATCACCTTTGAACTCAGCGTGGAATGCTTTGTTCTTAGTTGAGTATAGTTCAGAAACTGTTTGCGGATTAATGTTATACACAACCACAGCATCAAGATCTTTCATAGTGCTATTGTCTTTAGCAACTGGAGTCATATCCTGAAGAACGACGTTAACATCTTTCACTGGGAAAGTTAGAACATCACCAATGATAGTTTGGTTAAAAGATCCAGGCAGCAACTCTCCAGATTTAACCTGCTTGTCGAAGCCAACACGGACACCTACCTCACCTGTCTCAATACGAGTGCAACCAACAGCAGTGGTAAGCAAAGCAGCAATCGCAGTAAGTTTCATAACAGTTTTCATTACAACTCCTTAAAATAAAATAACAATACCAACAAGAACAACCACAACTAGAACAGAGATGCCAGCACTATACGCTGCCATCTTAACAAAGTCCCACTTCTCTTTCTTTGTAAATTTTCTAAACAGATCAATGCCTACATAGAAAATAATGAACAAAGAAATAAACGAAACAAGCATCTTAATCATTTTTCTTCCTTAGAATATTTTACATCATGTTCATATAGAAAGTAAAGGCAGCACATTGCATGCGCCAAATGATGAATACCAGATTCAGGGTCTAGTTGTTCACCCTCTTTCCATGCCCATAGATGACGTTGCATAGCATCAAAGTACCTACGCTTAGAATCAGGAACATACTTCCAGTTATCTGGTTCGTATTTCTCTGCTCCGAATGTAAGTACCTTTACCATTTCTTTGAGCGCAAGTGGTGGTATTAAACCATATTGAAGTTTGCCACCGTCAAACTTTCTACCGCCAGTGGTAGAGTTCTGAGAATTTTTAATTTCGTCTTTACTAGCCATTTAATCCTCCAAGTGAGAATGACTATGGGTGCTCCATAGAACACCCATAAGCAGGTCACTTAGGCGAAGAGACCAAGACGATACGCAGCTGCGATCATCGCTTTGGTTGGCTTACCAATGCGATACTTGGTAACAACATTACCACGACTGTCAGTAGTAACATTGCTATATACGCAGTTACCTTGCTCACGAAGGCTGCGAATTGCAGATGCTGGATGGGCAATACCAAACTGGCTCTTGATCTGAGCAGCGGTTACTTCTTTGCCTGAGTTAAGTACTTGCAAAAGTTTAGATTGACGACTCATAGATTTAATCCTCATTCAAGTCAATACCATCAAACGAAAAAAAGCCAAGAGTGGTGATGGCGTTACCACTCTTGACTGTCAAACCAAGTCAGTTAGACTTGGATACCGTTAGCACGAAGTTCTGCTTGAAACTCATCTTCATCGATCTCAACCTTTTCGGCTTGCTCGATGATCTTTTCTAGTTTCTGCTTAGCAGCAGCATTTTGCTTAGCAACCGAAGTACCAGTTGACTGGGGTCCAGGGAAAGCAATAACTCCACGCGAAATTCCATTGAATTGCACAAGCCAGTTAGGATAGCCGACTTTGACGCCACCGTCCTCACGCTTGTGATAAAGATCCCACATCATAGAACGAAGTTCTTTGGTGGTAATAGTTTCAGCCGAAGCCAGTTCGGGTTTCATAGCAACGAGAGCATCGATGCAACGCTTTTGACCCTTTGAAAGATTAGCATATTTCAACATGTGAAAAACTCCTGTGTGTGTTAATAAGAAAGAAACAACTCAACTTTAGAACTATTATTATACCCCAAGCCTGAATAAAAGGCAAGTTTTTTCTTGTATTCCCCTACGGATAGTAGGGGAATAAAAAACCCTTTAAAATCAAGCACTTACGGCATCCTCGGTAGCCGTAGGGGAAGGTTCTGCAGGGGTTTCCTCAATATAATCACCTGCGGAGACCTTATCAAAAAGATCCACAAAGGCAAGGCGAGTTGCATCATCGAAACGGTTTGTGCAAAGTTCGATTGCCTTTTTCTGGTTCTTAAAGATTGCGTATGCACGAACGATATGAATCAAACGGCGAGTAGTGATAGTCTCATCAACGCCACCTGCTTCAAAAGTTCGGCGAATTGCGTCAGCCCACTTGACCATGTTCTCAGCAAACTTCTCATCAAGGCAATTAAAAGACTTCATGAGATTAGAAACAATCTTCAACTCAGTACGCTGCTCAGGATATTCCTGGTTGAATGTAACAGCGAAACGCTCGAGGAATGCTTCATTAAGAACATTGGTACCAATGTAACGACCGTCTTCACTACCTTTACCTTTTGTATTTGCGGTAGCAAAGATATTGAAACCCTGAGTAGGATAGATCAATTCATTCTTCAGTTTGAAGTAGAATGGTTTACCCTCAAGGATTGGTTGCAAACACATCAGAGTGTTTGAATTACCTGCATCAATTTCATCAAGAAGCAAAGGAATGCCAAGACGCATAGCAATAACGATTGGACCTTCAACAATTTCGACGTTGCCATCGATCAGAGTCTTAGTGCCGATGAGTTGGTCTTCATCAGTCATACTATTAAAGTTGATGCGGATAAGAGGACGCTTACGCTTTGCGCAAATCTGCTCAATGCTGGTAGACTTACCGTTACCAGTTGGACCGCTGATATAAGCTGGATAGAAAATTCCAGCAGCAATAATTTGATCTAGATCTTTGTAGTTACCGAATGGTACATAGTTCGCATCCACTCTTGGGATAAGACTTTCAGTATTTGTATAATCTACCATGACACTCTCAGGTTTAAGAGCAGTGTTACCAGCAACAGGCGCAGAGAAGTTGCCACCTGGGATTGCGTAAAGCCCACGACCAATTTTATTGTTCATGAGCCAGCGAGGCGACTTGCTTGTTCCAAGTTCACGCATCACGTCAAGCAATTGTTGATTCTTGACAACACCGTCAGTTTTAACATCAGGAAACATCTCAAAGAGTTTCGCTTCAAAGGTTTGAACAAAGTTCGTATCAGCAGTCATCACATTCTCCATAATAAAGTTCCTACAGTTATAATTATACTACAGGTTGAAATTAAAGGCAAGTATTTTTTCTTGCATTATGCAACCAGCCCTACGAAGCGATTCAAGAGAATCCGATTTGTCTTTTGGACATTCAGATACTTGTTGAATGCTTTTGCAATCTGTTTGCTGTTCATCTTATCCGAAACATCTAAATCCTCATCCTTAATTGCAAGTTTAGAAGAAGGGATAATATAAAGCTTCAACCATAGCGATATCCTCAATAGAACCACCCTTTGCAGAGGTAACATTATTGCGAACAAACCATGTTAGATCACGACGAGAGTTTCTACCAATATAGAAACCAACAGTTGTTGCATTATAACGATCCTTGATAATCTGTAACAACACATTGGTTTGAGTACTAGCCTCTTGGGTGATTCGATATTCTTTCTTAGTAATCGGATCAACCATGTAGTTCAGCACTTTGCAACGCTTATACTCTGGTTCATAAACAGTAACATACTCACGGAGATGTCTGTCGCCAGTCCCATTCAAACAGCCGCCCTCACCATCAGTCAGAGTGATGAATGTCATTTTCTCAACATTATTCTTAGATTTGAACTCAGCGAGATAGTTGGTCATGAACAGCAACGCTTCATTCAGCGGAGTGCTATTCAAACACATTCTTGAGCTGTAGTACCAGAAATTACTCAAACATAACTGAACCATTTTAGTAAACTCGCTGTTGGTCATCTTGTCACTGAATAGTTCAAGCAGATATACATCTGCATGGGTAAAGCCAGCGAACTTCGGATCGTATTCAATCTTCGAATATCTGTCGTAATTCTCAGGATAGATAATGTTACCGTTTTCATCACGTGGGTAACGATCATAACCATTACTAAAAGCATATACACGGAAAGGAATCTGTGCACGCTGGCAGAACATAGACAGAGTGATGGTTTGTTTCAGCGTATCAACAATGTTATCATACATTGAACCAGACCAGTCGAGAAGCATAACCATGCCATGATTCTTTGTGTCCTTAGTAACGGTAATACGCTTGAATATATCATCAGTCAGTTGATATACTGCTAGTTTGTTTACGTTCAGATTACCAGTCTTTGAGATCTTGTTGCGACGGTAAGCTGTCGCTGACTTGCGCATCTCAAACTCTTTGACCAGATAATTTACAATTCGAGAACTCTCACTCTTGAATTGTTGAGCAGCTGAAGCCATACGAGTAAGGGTCTCAGATTTTTCACGCTTGTTATCTTCTTCTGACAGATAACGATTCTTGAAGTAATGATTAAAGTCTTCATCAAATAC